TAAGTGTGTGCAGCAAACTATATGACCATCTAGTTTAGGAATGTGTTGCCCAGGGATGTCATCATTTCACCAGACTTTCTAGACCGGAAATCTACAAATTTCACATCTCCATTCTTTGATGAGCAAAGCATCGGTTGAGTGAGTGCATGCTCATAAAACTCAGAGAACAAAGGACAGATTTTCTAGATCAGCATTAGATCCGAGGTGAGCAAAGACGCTTTTTATGATGCATCATACTTTGAGTAGTCAGTTTCCATGATGTATCTATAGTTGCCTAGTCTGTTTTGCACATGTTCAATAATTTCCTCAGGTTGAAGTTTCTTGATCATGTGTTCTGACTGGTAAACCTGTTCAGATACCATGTGATATGGCACCTGGCTGAAATTTCTTAGCTCTTCGCCTATTGCCTGTATTGCTCAAGGAATAGATTTACTACCTTAGAGTATTTCTTCTTTAACAAACAAGTCTGAGTACACACTGAGTCTCCCTTTTACCACAGTTTGATCTATTCTGAGTATCATCTGGTCTTATTGTCCAGCTGTTTTAGACTACATGTTTTTGATGTGGTGTATGGTGTCTTCGTGCCAGTTGTGGAATCTTTCGACTTGATTGATATCCTCGAAGTAGTTGTCCTCTATATGTCGATGAACAAAGTATTAGAATCTGTGTACCATCTCACTATTCGGGAGATTCTTGGATGAGTTAGTTCAGTACATGACCGCTGCGATGAGATTATGTGTGCAATTTTTGGTGAAGTTGAGTGGGCAATCAAAGAAAAATGACAAGGGTTTTATCTTCTTGACTTCACATGGTTTCTGCTTTGCTGATAGCATTTGCACCACTCAACCTCTCTGCCAGACCAATTTCTTTGGAAGAGATCCGAAGCAGCAATCTGATAATACCCATTGTCCATTTTCTTAGTACAACTCAGATTCTCTTGCCGAATGTTGTTCCCAGTTTTGATAGTCTTGTTTGTTCAGCTTTGTGGTTCTGTGTATCACTTCTAGTCCATGGTGTTGGTAAGATTGGTTGCTTTTGCTTCAAGCTACGCTCAATGCATTTAGCAGGTCGTGGAGCTGTGGTCCCACTCAGTCTGCAAAACCTGGGTAAGTCACAAATATGTGATTACATGATTCACACGTGCAGTTTTCGTGGCTTGAGGAGAAATGTCTGTAGCATGGACATTCTCAGAAAGCATGCATTTTCCACCAGTCCTCGATCAACATATCGTGGCCAACCGGCTACACTCTTACTGTGAATCCTCCTCTTCTTACCACTGCATATGCATGTCAGTTGGCAAATACCAGTTCAATTTCATCTGGAGCAGTTCCTATTGTTTCCTTCTTGCCCAAAGTCAGGTTGTATATGATTATCTTGTACTTGTCTTTGAGATTTTTGATGTAGTCTTGAATGGTTTTCCCTCCTGCTCGTCTAATGAGTGGGACACCAACAATTTGTTCCAACTCAGCAGTCGGATCCTTGCAGGCCACAATTGGGTTCATTCCTTGTATTCATTGAATTTGGAAAACTAAAGCTGCAGCCAAACATTCATCATTTGTTTCTCCACTTCCTACATCAACTATCATGGTGTCTTTTGGCAGGAATTTGGTGTATGACACAACGGCAGTGTCTTCGTCATTGTTGAAGGGGCATGGGATTTTGGCAGAGAAAGGTCCAGTAGCCTTAACAGGGTGAGCTGTTTTTGATAGCTCCTGTACTATGTGGTTGAAGAATTTCACTGGCAGTTGATAGAATGTACCACTGAATTCCAGTATGCACGGTTCAATCTAGTGGAAGTTCTTTCTTGACTCTCTGGTTATCTTCCATAACCCAGTTGCCATGATCAGATCTTGCTCAATCTCTTCAGTCATATA